GAAATAATAGAGGGTCCATCAATAGAAGTAGGAGTAACAATAATCTGCACGCATGCAGAATTAGAGGTAAAAGAACCAGATGGAGCTTCAAAGATATTAGAGGCATCATTGTTGAATTCAGTAACTTGTACACAAGCAGAGAATACGAAAGTAGGATAAGAGACGGTGGTAGTAGAACCACCATCCCAATCGATAACAATCATATAATATGAACCTGTTTGAGCATTGTTGATAGTAACAAGAGATCCGGAAACAACAGCATTCAAAGAACCTGTTTGTTTCACTTGAACAAGACCAAAAGGACTAGCAGTAGAAGGCGTATTACGAACAGAATGCAAACCAGGACCAGCATCGGATTCAACTATAGGTAGAATAGGTTTTAAAAATTCTACACAATAGGAAACCCAGAGCTCTCCCAAATCTTGCCCAACAGGATTCTGTTGAGTAGCAAATTGGAAAATACCTTGGTCATAAAGACGAAGGTCTTGTCCAACAGGGACGGGTCCAGTACGGATATACTTAGTAGGCAATATAGTTTGACCAAGAGCACACTCAATGCCATGCATTAAGTTCAGCGTAGGTTTAACAGATACGGCATACTCAGAATTTTCCATTTGCTGTTTGTTAGCATAATCTATAGCATCAGAATTATAGTTAGTGGCCATGATGATAACACCAGGGGCACCTCCAGTAACGAAGTCTGTAATAAGAGATCGAAATTCAAAAACTAAGCCATGAAATCGGTATTCTTGATAATTAGCAGCTACACTAGATAACCAAGGAAAAGTGGATGAAACACCAGGATTAAGGACATAAGGAACATTGGTAAAACCAGTAGAACCCAAAATATCACCCAAATACTCACGATGACAAACAATATTAGTCTGCCTCGTTGTAGAGAACTTAGGAATTTGAGAACCATTGGAAATAACATTGTACTGCGGCTGGGGGCCTGACATCTGATAATCGCCGGAACCGAGAATACTCCCGATACCAGATCCTAACCATTTGCCTACACCCATGCCTAATGCAGAGTTGCCAAACATTCCTCCAATTCTAGAGCCGGCTATACCGCCAGCATCTTTGAAAGGAGTGGATTTCTTCTTCTTTTGCTTTTGTTTACCTTGTACAGTAAGTTTTGCTAAGCTCTTTTCTAAGGCGAGGACCCTAGAGGCAGCTTTATTTCCCACAGATTTGTTTTTCTTAGATTTCGTCATTTGTATTGGATACCATAATGAAGAACAGGACTGTGCATTGTTGATAAACTCGAAAGAATTTCCGTGCAGTCTCTCGGCATTTTGTTTAGCACTCAAAAGAGATTTTGGAATATTACAATCAACAACCCAATGGCTGGTTTTTAAGAAGGACAGCATAGCCTTCCCGACTTTTAAAATTGTGATTCGGCAGCACAATAAGAGGACTCATATCTCGAGCCACCAGCCACTATTACCTATAAGGTGACAGAGCTGGTCCAGTTCTGGATGATGTCTCATCTCATAAACGAACTGTTCAAAACGATCTGCACATTGTGCATAGTTTTGAGGCTTGAAAGACAAAAAGTTGACGAGCTGTTTGTCAACATTAAGTGGATAACCACTACCGTCGACAAATCTGGTAGAACAGAATTCAAAATCTTCAGCAGTAACTGAATTGTATTGTTTAACTGTTTTTCCCAATCTCTTATAATACTCTTGAGCATCTGGAACTTCTCGTTCCACTGCATCGTCTCCCATTTCAATAATCCAGGCTATTATCAAGCGCCAGGATTCTATCATGGAATTATCTTCATTTGCATAAAGAACGATGAGGTGATGATCAAGTCCACGCATAAAACAATTTGTGGAAGACGTATTATACCAACCAGAAGGCATAATCCCCGGAATAGTTTGTTGATACATAGTACCATCAGAAAGAACCATTACTTTCCGCGCAATGCAGTAGTAATGGGATTTGATGACACGTTCGAAAACAGTTCCAGAAGATTGATTGAGGGCGATTCGGCGATCTACATCAGCATTTAATTCCCAATTATGGACTGACCAGTCCCACCCAGCAACGTCAGAGTCTTTAATGTTACCATTTAAGGCACCAAGAGCGACACTTTCGATGATGGATGCCAGTCCTGGGTCGTTAAGACCCATTCCTGGTTTATGGGGAATATCTTGCCATGAATTAATCTCTGTTTGATTCTGTAATGAACATAGCAATCTTGCGATGCAATTATCCACTAAAGAAACAGAGAAAATCAACCTAACGCGACCTTCCTCAAGTTTTGAGAGTTTATGCGGGTCTCCTTTTACAAAGACTTTTACGGCGTCACACAAACCCTCTTGCACTAATTCGGCTGGAGAGAGATTTCTAGTACAATCGAAATCTCTCAGCCGGGTCAACCTCTCTAGCACTGCTCCACAGAGCACTGCTGAGTATTGCTCAACAAGTGTCTTATTAGTGGAGGCAATTCTACAGAGAGGAAAGCCTGGGCTGCTCCGTGGGTCGATAACCGAGTTGGCGATAAAGCGAACGTTAACGTCGCTTTCCGCAAACGGGAGCATCCCTCGGGAGTAAGGAGCTTCAAAACCCCTTGGTATCGGCGAGTATGGCAAATCGCATTGTATATCTTTTCTTGTCTTCTCGACATGAGATACACATGGATCGGCTGTTCGACGATAACGCGAGGATTGGAGAAAGAGAGATCTTCGTTCAGCTCCAGCATCTCTGGGAGGATAGGCCCACTCTGCAAGACTTTGTCTTTCAGTTCGTGCTTTGACAAGAGGCGCTGCATTAGCGGCAACATCTGTGCCATAAGCTCGATTTGAGCATCTTCCGACATACTGGAGACCGATTCCTTCGGCATTAATTTCACTTCCTTGTTCCCATTCGTACTCTGCGAGGTCGAACAAGACTTGTTGGGAGCGGGAATCGCCTTTGGAAAATCCTGCGTTGATTCATCTGCAACAGTGAAAACTGGGTCAGCCGCAGGCGAATTTTCATTCACCTTTTCGGGAGCACTATTCGTCTTTTTGACTTTAGGCTTCTTTTTAACAGACTTAACCGGAGTACTTTTCGATTTTACTCTACTCGACTCCAACTCTTTCACAACTTTAATCTTCATTTCCTCTCTCAAACTTAATAAAAAGTCTGGGATTGGAACTAGAGGATTAGTTCTGCAGTTAATACAAACCGGCTTAAGGGTTTGACTACTGCCATTGCGAGACTTAACCACCGCTGGTATAGGTTTCTCTTCCTTCAATGGTAGATCACAAGGCTCATCTGCCCAATCGTTAGCAACGATTGGAACGTCAACTTCTTGAGATTCATGCTTCAAAGTTTTCCTTTGACTTTCGTGTTCGTCTATCATTTTTCCAACAATAGCGACCACAGCATGGACTTCTTCATCGGAGAGTTCAACAGATGTGCTTTCCAGCACTTCTTCAATTTCCTCTTCGACTTCAACAAAGTCTACCTTTTTCTCTTTAGAAATTTCTTTCAAAAAGGGACTACTTTCAAAATCATCCCAATTATCAATATTTTCAAATTCATCCGTAATAGTCCAATGTCCAGCTGCACCAGCTCTCGCTGTGGCTTTAACAGTGTAGAATTTACCTACATAAGTCATAACCATATCATGCTCAACACCACGAAGAAACTTCGTGCGCTGCAAACCGGGAGGCAATTGATCCGTCATGGTCCAATCGTCTAGGCCAGAATAATCTGACTCAAACAAGTGTTTATCACACATAAAATTGGTTAAACCAAAATTTGTTTGCTCTCCGGGTATACAACCCCTGTGCATTCCAACAACCGTACTCCCCACCATAATAGGTGCTCCGGAAAAACCAGGTAGAGTTGAACAGGCGTGTGTAAGCATAAACAGCTCACCACCACGACTGAGACGGCCACTGGAAAAACTATAAACTCCATCCACGAAACCGTGAACGCGGGCCATAGCACCAGGGCTGAATTTTGCAGTCTTAAGGACTTTTACTTCCAAATTACTCCAAATTGCGTCAGGGACAACCACTTGAACATAGTCCAAATCTTCAGGCGCGCTGAAACCAGCGATTTTCCAACTGTTACCAATTGGTATCGTCTTACCTTTATGTTCTAATACAAAAACACAAGAATCAGCGTTGTAAATTTCTTTCCACACATGAGCAGCGGTCTGCATCACAG